AGACTGCTGGGCCACCGGGCTGTTGAGCACGATCTGCAGGAACTCGTTGCGGCGCACGGCCTCAGCTTCCTTGACCACCAAGCTGGTCGCGCCTTTGGCCACGGCCTTGACGTCACCGATCAGGTCTGGGTCTTTGCTGTAGCGCAGGTTGTCTTGGTACAGGCGCTCGATGGATGGCACGATCACGTTGCGGTCGATGTTGCTGATGACCTGCTTGATGCCCTTGCCAGCGTTGGAGATCAGCATCGACAGGCCAGACGACGTACGGCCAGCGCCACCCGAGGGGTCACCAGTCATGTAACGCGGGATCATGGTGTCCTCGTCAGCGCGGGCTGAGAACTTCTCAAACACAGCCATGAGCTCGTTGGCGTTGCTTCCCGGCTGGAAGAACTGCAGCGGCTGCGAGCCGTCGTTGAACTCAGAGCTCTGGAACTGCCAGATTTTCCATGGGTACATCTCTGTGATGTCCTCGCCCGGGGGCAGGCGCGACACGTTCACACCCACCTGCGGGCCAGAGCTGATACCCATGTTGTTGGCCAAGCTGCGAGCAGCGGCGTTCACCATGTTCTGGGAGTCGCGGCACAGGTCAGTAACGCCCTTACCGGCCACTGCGCCGGGGACCTTCTCGTAGGATGTCACGTAGTACGGCTTGCGGCCCAGCGGATCGTAGTTCAGCACAGCGCGAATCACCGTGGAGCCCACCAGCCATACCTCGCATGGGTAGCTCAGGTCTGGGTCTGGAATCTCTTTCTTCGACAGACCCCAGTCGAGCAGGTCGCTGCCCTTGACGCTGTCCCACATCTGCAGGGCGTCGATCAGGTCTGTTGTGAAGATGGTCTGCGTGGTGTCTTTGCCTTCAGCCGTAGCTTGGGCGCTGTCAGTCCACAGCCACTCGTTCAGGTTGCCCAAGTCGAAATTATTGAGCACGGAGCGAATGGCGTCGTCGTTGTAGCCGGGCACACCCATCAGGGCCTGCAGGTCTTCACGGGTCATGCGGTGGCGCTCAACAATGTAGCCGTCCTGAATGTCCGAGGCCCATGGTGCCCAGTAGAGCATGAACGGATCAACCCGCTCCCACTCGTTGCGAATCTCTTCCACCGGCACCAGCTGGCCGTTTTGCCAAGCCATGGTTTTGCGCTTGCGCTTGATCGGCCCCTTGAGCACGGCGAAGGGGAACGTGACGATGTCGTCCAAGAACGCATTCAGGGCGTCGGTCCAGTTACCCTCGATCAGCTGGTCCTCCATCTTGAGTTCCATGCGGTCGACGCGGTCGTTGGCTTCCTCGCGCAGGCGACGCATCGCTGCGTCTTTCATCTGCATGGCAGCCTCGCGCAACTGCACCGGGTCTGGCGGGGCCATGCCCTGTTCCATCTGGGCCATCAACTGCTGCTGCATGCTGGCCATCAGCTCTTGGATCAACTCAGGCGGTAGGGTGGGCTCAGGTGTCGCCTCAAGGCTCCACGGTTTGTCAGAGCCGGTGCCCAGCAAAGTATCACGCAGCCAGCTTGTCGCGGCGCGGCACTTGACCGATGTCAGCTGGATGTAAATCTCCGAGCCGCCTTGCTTCTTGATGTCAGCCAGTTTGTCGGGGTCGTACTCGCCGTTGCGCTGACGCAGACACTGCAGCATGCGCTCCTCGATGGTCCGTTTGGCTTCGCGTGAAGACTCCCAGCGCTTGCGTGCGTGAGCGGCCAAGCCTTGGATGACCTGCGATGCCTGCATGTCTGAGTTGCGTTTCTGAGACTCGCGCTCAAGGTCTGAGCTGCGAGCTACCGGAATGAGGGCGATGCCTGTAGCCATGAGTTGTCCTTAAATCCAAGGAGTGCCGGGTGCGCCAGCGGCTGAACCCTTGACCAGTACGATGTTGAAAAACGCGCTGACTGCGTTGTTGTTCGATGCACCAATGGCCGAAGCCCCTACACAATTTTTCTCCGGGATGACGTACGGAAAAGCAAAGTTGTACTCTATGGAGCCGTTGTTCAACGTAGAGATAGCGCCTACTCGCAGAATGTCGTCGGTGCCATGCTGCTTTAAGAACGCAGTAACGCTCGAAGAGCCAGACTCTTGCCCAGAGGTAATCACGCCCTTGACCATGTAACCTGTATATCCAGCAGGTACGCAGTAGTGGGCCGTAGTGCGCTGGTTAAAACCAACGGCGATGATGTCATGCAAAACTGCAGGGACACCGGCTGTCACCGTACCAGTGCCCACGTTGATGTTGCCTGCATTCGCAGTGCCAGAGCCAAGAGAGGCCACATACAGCTGGTTGACGTAGCGGTACGAGTTGATCGTATTTACAGCCGTCTGGCCATTCAGAGTAACGGTTTCACCGACCACATCAAAGTCTTCGTCTACACCAGAGATAAACACGGTGCGTGCCCCAGTGCCTGCTGCTGTGTCGCTTGCGCTGCTTGAGCTTACCTGCAAAACCGAAGCCGCCGCAGGATGTGGAACTACCCCGCCGTCTGGCCAAATTGACTCTTCTGTCTGGTCCAGATCGCCGTTGTAGCCGAAGACCTGAACAATCTCGTGCCCGGGTACTTGCCCGCGTGCGACCTGCAACGCGAAATCCTCGCCGCGCCGCTCTAGGGTAGTCGATGGGTAAAAATTAGACATACTGTCTCCGGGAGTTACCGGGATTGTACCCCTAGCGGGTGGACGGTCAAGTGTAGGCGTACGTTGCCCGCTTTACTTCCCGGCGCGTCTGCTGCAGGCCGAAGCCACGGATGTTCATGTCGATCACCGCGCAGGCGTACTGGTTGGCGTCGTGGATGTGTGACCACTCGTTCTTGTCCGGCTTATCCTCCATCTCACCGGACTTCTTGACCTTGTACCGGTACCCAGACCTGAATCCCTTGATGAGCATGGTGCAGCGCGGGTCGATGAGGAACATGGCCTTGCCCTCGAGCTGCTGGGTGAGCAGGCGCTCGACCGCCGCGATCCGCTTGTCCGGGTCGTTCGTCGGCGGCTTCACACACTTAAACCCAGCGTTTTTCAGCGCGTCCACCAGCGTCATCTCGTTGAGCTGCTGCTTCATGAACCCTGCCGGGTCAGGCGCACAGACGAACTGGTAGCCTTGGTATGTGTTGCTGATGTGTGGGTTGAGTTTCGTAGTAATAAACGTCTCAATACCCATGTTCTCCGAGGTGATCTCGCTAAGCACCAGCACCCGACCACGCGGGTCTCGCTGCATGAAGACAGCCGACGGCGTGCGCCCGAAGTCAATCCCGATGGTTATGGGATAGTCGGCGTTCTGTATCGGCTTGATGTTCTCTTTGGCCACGTGAAAGTCGGCTGTGAACGTCTTGTCGTACACGGGCATGCCGGACAGACTCTTACCCCACTTACCGTGAACGTACACGTCGACCCAGTCCTCGCTCTTGCCCTCGCACAAGTCCTCGTAATAGTTGGACGGCAAGTGCTGCACCCAGTCGGCCTCGTCACTGAGGCCCGACGGCTGGATGGTCACGTGCACCTTCTCAGGGTCTGCGTTGGTGAGGTACTGCTCCCAGTGTGCGTCGAGGTCGGGCGGGTTGGTCGCGCCCCAGACTTTCTTCATCTGCACGCCGTTGTCGTCCACGCACCCCTGCACGAGGTTGCCCTTCTCATCCTTGCCCCACTGTGGGCGGTGTGGCACCATCATCCCGTTAGGATACCGGCCCAGTCGGCCCGTGAGCGCGTCGAACACGTCCGAGTTGATCTCGCGCACCTCGTCCACCATGGCAAACGACAGCTGCAGCGAGAGGAGACGACGCACGTCGTTGGCATCATCCAGTCCCCGGAACAGCACGTCGCACTCCACGTCGTCGAACCTGAGAGTGAAGCGCAGCTCCGTGCGGTGGTACACCCCGGCTTGGCCTTCTGGGAACAGGCCCAAAAAGTCTTTGATGGTCGAGTCCAGCAACATCTGACGCGTGTTACGCACCACTGCACAACGAGAGCGACGGATGCCATCTGCACAGGCCGCCACCTTGCGAGCCTCGATGGGAATCTTCATGAGAGACGCAGTGGTCTTGGTCGAGCCCACCGGCCCAACGATGAAACTCTGGAACTTGTCGCTCAGGAGGTATGGTGTAACGCTGGGTACGGGGGTGTAGTTGACGCTCATGTGTAGTCGTCCCCAGCATACTCGTAGCTGTCGTCTTCGACCAGCAAAATTGGTGCTCGTGGCGTGTTTTCGACCGTTTTTTGCACAT